AATCTATGCAGTTCGAAACTATTAGAGAGGCTAGAGATTTTGTTAAACGTTACGAAGAAGTTTCAAACTTTAAAATCTATGGTAATACAAGGTATGAATACGCCTATATTGCCGACAATCATCGAGGCATTGTTGATTGGGATATTACTGAGTTATCTGTTGTCATAATCGATATTGAGGTTGGTTCAGAGAATGGTTTTCCTGATCCATACAAAGCACAAGAACCAATCACTGCTATTGCTGTTCATCAACTGAATGGTGGTACTACAGTCTATGGCTGTGGTGAATATAAAGTTCAAGGTGAAGAGACTTATATCTTATGCAAAGATGAAATAGATTTATGTAAGAAGTTTCTTGCTGATTGGTCAGAGAATTGTCCCGATGTTGTGACTGGTTGGAATATTAAGTTCTTTGATATTCCATATATCGTCAATAGATTTACACGTGTACTTGGTGAAGATAGTGTGAAGAAACTTTCGCCTTGGGGTACATACTCTCATCGTGAAACAGTATTCAAAGGTAAGACACAAATTGTTTATGACATCGTTGGTGTTGCTGCACTTGATTATCTTGAACTCTATCAATGGTATGCGCCAGGTGGTAAAGCAGTTGAGAACTATCGACTAGAAACTATTGCACAGTCTGAGTTGGGTACTGGTAAGTTATCGTATGATGAGTATGATAATCTTCACCAGTTGTATAAACTCGACTATCAAAAATTTATTGAGTATAACATTAAAGACGTTCACTTGATTCTTGAGTTGGAAGATAAATTGAAGTTGATTGAATTGGCTTTGACTCTTGCATATGATACCAAGTGTAATTATGATGATGTCTTTGCACAAACAAGAATGTGGGATGCATTGATATACAACTATCTGCTTGATCGCAAGATTGTTGTTCCTCCAAGAAGAATCAAAAACAAAACAGAAGCGTTTGAGGGTGCTTATGTTAAAGAACCACAAATTGGTTTGCACCATTGGGTTGCATCGTTTGACTTGAATTCTCTGTATCCACACTTGATTCAGATGTATAATATCTCACCAGAAACTCTCATTGAGATAGATGATTATACAGATGAGATGAGAGCAATATCATCTAAAGCATCAGTTGAAACTCTATTGCATAAAGAGATTGATACCAGCAAACTGACAGGGGTAACGATTACACCTAACGGACAATTCTTCAGAACAGATAAGCTAGGCTTTCTCCCAAAGATGATGGACGAGATGTATGAAGACCGAAAGAAATTCAAAAATGAGATGTTGAAAGCACAGCAAGACTATGAGAATGAAAAGGACCCAAAGAAGAAAAATGAAATCAGTAAATTAGTTGCAAGGTATAATAATCTACAGTTGGCAAAGAAAGTTTCATTGAACTCTGCATATGGTGCAATGGGTTCACAGTATTTTAGATTTTACGATTTGCGTCAAGCACTTGCTGTAACTTCTGCTGGTCAGTTGTCTATTCGTTGGATTGAAACTAAGCTAAACAATTATCTAAACAAACTACTCAAAACTGAAAAAGATTATGTCATTGCTTCTGATACGGATTCGATTTACCTCAATCTTGGTCCACTTATTGATTCTGTGTTTAAAGAAACAAAAAGTCCTGAGAAAGTTATCTCCTTCATGGACAAAATCTGTGAAGATAAGATACAACCATATATCGATGAAAGCTATCAAGAGCTTGCTGATTATGTTCACGCATATGCACAGAAAATGCAAATGAAGCGTGAAGGTCTTTCAGATAAAGGTATCTGGACAGCCAAGAAGCGTTACATTCTGAATGTATATAATAATGAAGGTGTACAATATGCAGAACCAAAACTCAAAGTTATGGGTCTAGAGATGGTCAAGTCTTCTACTCCAGGTATTGTTCGTGGTAAGATGAAAGAGTTGATTGGATTGATTGTTAATACTGATGAACAGACTGTTCAAAAGTTTATTGCAGACTTCAGAGAACATTTTAAAACATTGCCAGTAGAAGACATATCTTTTCCACGTGGGTGCAATGGTCTAAAAGAATACGCAGACTCAGTAACAATATATAAAAAAGGAACCCCTATTCATGTTAAGGGTGCTATTCTGTATAATCATTACCTGAAACAAAAGAATCTTGTAACCAAATATCCTCTGATACAAGAAGGTGAAAAACTCAAGTTCACTTATCTCAAATCACCAAATGCTTTTAAAGACATTGTAGTTTCTTTTCCAACACGACTACCAAAAGAGTTTGGTTTGCAAGATTACGTTGATTATGATATGCAATTCAATAAAACTTTTCTTGATCCCATTAAACTGATTTTGAATTGTGTTGGTTGGGAAACAGAGAAGCAATCTACACTGGAGAGTTTTTTCGGATGAAACACATACGTATAATTAAGACTGGTATTAATGTTAAGAAGATTCTAAAACAATTAGAAGAACATGCTTCTGATTGGAACTATCAGAAAGAACTTCAACATGCTGTGGTACTTGATCCTAAGGTATATTTAAGTCAAAGTGGTGTACTGCAATTAGTTATTGGTACGATTGACAAGCCGGGTGATTATGTATTTAATTCCGAAGGATGTCAACCTGCTCCTGCATATTACCGACACACTGAAGCAGTTTCATTTATGAAACGACACTTCAAAGATTTTAAACGAGCAGGCTTTCTTTCGATACCTGTTGGTGGTGAAGTAGGCAAACATAGAGACTTTGGTACTTATTACCTGGATAAAGACCGATATCATCTTTCAATTCAAGGGAGATACGAGTATACTGTAGGAGATGAAACAGCAATTATTGAGCCAGGTACTTTGTTTTGGTTTCAAAATAAACTTGAACATTCTGCAAAAAACATAGGAGATAATGTTCGTATATCATTAGTATTTGATGTGCCACACTCTAAAAACAATCCATGATACATGCCATATTACCATTTCTAACTGCAATTGCTCTGTCTGGTATTGCTGCATACTATTCAGTCATTGGACTTGCACAGATATTTCCTGGTTCATATTGGCCAATCATTATCATGGGTTCTGTGCTTGAAGCTGCGAAATTGGTAACTGTATCATGGGTATACAACAATTGGAAGAATACTTTCTCTGCATTAAAAGTATACTTTTTGATTGCTGTTATATTGCTTATGGGCATCACATCGATGGGCATCTTTGGATATCTGTCAAAAGCACATATCGAACATTCATCAAGTATTGCACCATTGATTGAGAAGGAATTCATTTATGAGGAGAAGATTAAAACCCTCAAAGAGGTCATCGAGACTAATCGCAAAAATGTCTTACAGTTGGATGCGGCGGTTGACCAAGTCATGGCACGCTCGTCGGACGAAAGGGGTGCGGAAAAATCGAATCAAATCCGCAAAGCCCAACAGAAGGAGCGCCTACGAGCGTCTGATGAGATTACTAGGGCGCAGACCGAAATACAGAAAATTACAGAAGAAAAGTCACCTATTTCGTTGGAAATTAAAAAGGCTGAGTCAGAATTGGGACCTATAAAATATGTTGCAGATGTAGTTTATGGTACACAAGACCGAGACTTGATTGATAAAGCAGTTAGGTTAGTAATCTTTGTAATCATCGTTGTCTTTGATCCACTTGCAGTATTGTTACTGATTGCATCGAATCAAACATATCGTAGACTGAAAGGTGAACCACAAGAAGTTAAGAAGGTAGTAAAAAGAAAAAGGCTTGACAAGAATGATATTCCTAGTTTAGAATCATTCTTTGCAGATGATAAGCATCAAGTAATACCGAAAGATAAAATTGCTGATATGAATGGAGATATGAATGAGCGTTCTTGATAAGTTAAAAAAAGCATCGACAATTAAAGAGACTTCGATTCTTGCGAAGTCGCAGTTCTTTACAGATAAAGATATGATACAAACTGATGTGCCTATGGTCAACGTAGCACTGTCTGGTAATCTAGAGGGTGGTCTGACGCCAGGTCTGACTATGTTTGCTGGTCCATCTAAACACTTCAAAACTGCATTTGCTTTGTTAATGGCATCTGCTTACCTGAAGAAATATGAAGATGCTGTAATTTTGTTTTATGATTCTGAGTTTGGCACACCACAATCTTACTTTGATACATTCGACATTGATACCAATCGTGTTTTGCATACACCAATCACTGACGTTGAACAGTTGAAGCATGATATCATGGTACAGTTGCAGCAGATTGAAAAAGGTAACAAAGTTATTATCATTCTCGATTCTATTGGTAATCTAGCATCAAAGAAAGAAGTTGATGATGCGACAGAAGGTAAGACTGTAGCAGATATGAGTCGTGCGAAACAAATGAAATCGTTGTTCCGTATGGTGACGCCACACTTGACTATCAAAGACATTCCAATGATTGTTGTGAATCACACTTACAAAGAGATTGGGTTGTATCCTAAAGACATCGTTGGTGGTGGTACAGGTTCTTATTACTCAGCAGATACAATTTGGATTCTTGGTCGTCAGCAAGAAAAAGCAGGAACCGAAATCGTAGGTTACAACTTCATCATCAATGTTGAGAAGTCACGATTTGTCCGTGAGAAATCAAAGATACCAGTTGCAGTATCGTTCGATGGTGGTATTCAAAAGTATTCTGGTCTGATGGATATTGCGCTTGAAGGTAACTTTGTACAGAAACCATCTAATGGTTGGTATGCTAAAGTTGATCAAGAAACAGGTGAGATTGGTGACAAGAAACGATTTGATGATACACAAAATGCAGAATTCTGGAATGATATTCTTGCTAGTGAGAAGTTTAAAGAGTATGTAAGGAAACGATATGAAATCACGTATGGCAGCATTATGGGAAAAGATGACGTTTTGGAAGAAGAAACCAAAGATGCAGCTTGAGTATGGTATAAATTATGAGTTAGTTCAAAATGAAGAAAACACCAATGTGCATATCCTACAGGGTAAGTATGCTGGTGTAGTTTATCATTATGGATATGCTCAAATAAAAGAAGAAGAGGATGTTGCTAGAGTTCACTTCGATTATACTTTTGTTGAGTCTCCTGATATCCCATTTGATGAACTAAGTGAAGATAAAGAACTACACAAAATTATGGGTGATATTTTAACTGAAATTCTCTGGTCAAAAGTTGAAGAGAAAGAACTTCAAACTAAAACTGAAATCGAAGAAATTAAGGACTTTGACATTTAATGAAAAGACTAGAAACAACAATCTTAAAGAATCTGATTTTTAATGAAGACTATGCCCGTAGAATTCTACCATTCATCAAGAACGAATACTTTCAAGACTCTACCGAAAAGCTAGTATTTTCTGAGATCAATTCACACATACAGGAATACAAACACTTACCCACCTATGAATCTCTAGTAATTAATTTTACCGAATCTAAAAGTTTGACCGAGCAGCAAGTTCGTGATGCGGTTGAAATGATTCGTGAGATTAATGCAGAGAAAGAAGAGCCAACGGATATAGAATGGCTGACAAATCATACCGAAAAGTTCTGCCAAGACAAAGCAATCTATAATGCTATCATGAAGTCTGTGAAAATTCTTGATGACAAAGACAATCGAGATAGTAAGGGTGCTATACCACAGTTGTTGAGTGATGCTCTTGGTGTATCGTTTGATTCATCTGTGGGTCATGATTACATTGCTGATTCGGATAATCGATATGATTTTTATCATCGTCATGAATCAAAGATTCCATTTGATCTAGACATCTTCAATAAGATTACCAAAGGTGGTTTGCCACAGAAAACTTTGAATATTGCACTGGCGGGTACTGGTGTTGGTAAGTCATTGTTTATGTGTCACGTTGCTGGTTCATGTTTATCTCAAGGTCAGAATGTATTGTATATCACGATGGAAATGGCTGAAGAAAGAATCGCTGAACGTATTGATGCGAATTTGTTGAACATGGATATTGCAGACTTGAATTCTATCAGTAAGCAAGACTATGACCGCAAGTTCTCTGCGTTGAAAGTTAAAACACAAGGCAAGCTAATCATCAAAGAGTATCCGACGGCTGCTGCATCATCGTTGCACTTTCGGGCTTTGTTAAATGAATTGCAACTAAAGAAGAGTTTTCAACCTGACATCATCTTTATTGACTATCTTAACATTTGTGCAAGTGCTAGAATCAAAGCTGGCTCCAACGTCAATAGCTACTCCTATATCAAAGCAATTGCAGAGGAATTGAGGGGTCTAGCGGTCGAGTTCTCAGTTCCGATTGTATCTGCTACACAAACCACCCGAAGCGGCTTCTCCAGCTCTGATCCAGGTCTAGAAGATACGTCAGAATCCTTTGGTCTACCTGCGACCGCTGATTTTATGTTTGCTTTGATAAGTACCGAAGAGTTGCAACAATTGAATCAAATTATGGTCAAACAGTTAAAGAATCGATATAATGACCCGAATACATTCAAACGATTCATGGTAGGTATTGACAGAGCCAAAATGAAACTGTATGATGTAGAACAGTCAGCACAAGAAGATTTGATTGATGCTGGTCAAGTAGATGACAAGCCGTTGAATTCTTTTGGTGACCGTGAAAGACTCAGTGGTATGAAAAACAAGTTTGGGGGATTTAAAGTATGAGTTATGTGAGAACGTATGACAATGTTCTTCCTAAGATGTTTTGTGACAACACTATCAAGAAATTTGAAAAGCACACCGCACAACAGAAAGAAACTTATCTGGAAGGGCATCGTTCGTTCACAGAAATTAATCTAAACGACAACATCGTTACTTGGAAGAAAGAGATTGATTTTCTTATCGACACAATGCAAACATGCTTGAAGCAGTACAAAGAAGATGTTGGCATTGATCCTATGTCATGGCCACAGAAGCATGGCTATGAACAGTTGCGTATGAAGCGGTATCTACCAAACGACAAAGATGAGTTTAAATTTCATGTCGATGTACAAGACTATGCTTCGGCACGTAGATTCTTGGTCTATTTCTGGTATCTGAATGATGTAGAAGAAGGTGGTGAGACAGCATTTCAATTGAATCAAAGTCAACCAGTCAAGCTAAAAGTGAAGCCTCAAGCAGGTAAATTGCTGATGTTCCCACCGCTTTGGACTCATCCTCACGTTGCATTCAAACCAGTCGGCAGTCCTAAGTATATCATCGGGGGTTACCTACACTACGTTTGAAGCATAAATACACTATAACTTTTAAAGGGGTGTAGAATGAGTGCTGCTTCAGACAAATTTGAAAGCGATGTGGCTAAAAACATCAACAAATTGCCTGGTATTACGGCTATTCGACCAAAAGTGAGTACAGAATATTCTGACGTTAAAATTGAAATTGATAAATTTAAAGGCGAAAACGCTATTTGGTTAGAAGTCAAAATGTCCCATACGGACAATCTTTCTAATCCACGTGTATTCTATGATAATGGTAAATGGCAGACAACATATAAAACTCCTGCGGCTAAACATACTGTTGATATTCTAAACAAATCTGCACAAGCAAAAGGATTTATAAAAGCAATAGCAAAGTTTTCAGGTATTCCAGAGAAGAGTATAAAAATACCCACAACCAAATCTGGATTAAAAGAACCTGGTGCAGTTCCTTTACATATTATGAAAGAATTTTTCAATCAACCAAGTATCAATCGTTATATTGCTAATGAAGAGAATTACAACTTGGGAGATGTTGTTACTGAACACTATACAATAGGTAAAGCAAAGCCTGCATACTACATGCAAGCAGGTGATGATTTTTATATGATATCAAAAAAGAATCCTCTAAAAATACAAGGTATTCCTGTTTTAAATGGTTCTGGTGATTTTAAAGTTCGTGTAGCCACACGTTCAGAATTTTATGAAGTTCAGGCGGAAATTAAAATTAAAAAAATGCCAGTAAGCAAATATTCTGTTGCTCCAGCTACCAAAAAATCAAATCCTTTTATGAACATGAAAAAATGAAATTCTTAGAATACATAACAGAAGCAAAAGAAGGAAAGAACGTTCACTTAGAACATCTTGAAGATAATGTATTGAACAATGGTGTGTCTGGTGCAAGAGAAGCAATTAACTTCCTGCGTTCACTCCGTAATATGTTAGCAGGTCATTCTGATGTCAAAGTAAATGTTACGACAAAGTGGGATGGTTCTCCTGCTATCTTTGCTGGCATCAATCCAGAGAATGGTAAGTTCTTTGTTGGCACTAAATCGGTGTTTAATAAGAATGCTAAACTAAACTATACGGATGCAGACATTGATGAGAATCATCCATCAGAAGGTCTGAATGATAAACTAAAGATTGCACTTGCTTATTTACCAAAGTTAGGCATCAAAGGTATTCTGCAAGGCGATATGATGTTTACCAAAGATGATTTGAAACATGAAACGATTGATGGTGAAGAATATATCACGTTTCAACCAAACACAATTGTGTATGCAGTACCAGCAAATACTAAACTAGCAAAGATGATGATGGCTGCACAACTAGGTGTTGTGTTTCATACTTCATACGTTGGTAAAGATATTGAGAATATGAAGGCATCATTCAACATTGATATTGGTCATCTAACGACAACGAAAGATGTTTGGTTCCGTGATGCATCATTTACTGACGCATCTGGTTCTGCAACATTCACTGAAAAAGAAACTGCCGATCTAACATCAATTCTTTCACAAGCAGGAAGATTGTTTACTACGATACCTGCGTTGACTATGAATAAGATATCATCGTCTGAAACATACTTAACACAAATCAAAACATACAACAATACCAAAGTTCGTGAGGGTCAGGAGATTCGTGATACCAGAGCACATGTCAATGGATTGATGAAGTATGTAGAAGATAAGTTAAATAAAGAAATCTCAGCAGCAAAGAAAGCAGACACAAAAGAGAAACGCATCAAAGAGAAAACAGAAGTCATGCGTTTCTATCGTACCAATGCTGTACAGTTAAAACAAATATTTGATTTGATGAATATGATTATCGAAGCAAAGTTGATGATTATACGTAAGTTGGAAACCATTCGTTCAATCGGTACATTTG